CAACGTCATCCCCATCAGGCGTCACGAAGCCATAACCCAGCGTTGCGCTGAACCATAGGACGCGCCCCCGGTATCTCACCCTAGAAAGGGGGGTTTGTGAATTCATCTTGCCCTGCCTCACTTTCGTTCTGTTGCTCTGGCTGCCCTGGTTGCCCTGGCTGCGCTCCTTGTTCCTGTTGCTGCTGCTGCATTTCCTGCTGCTGGGCCGCTTGGTTTTTTGCCTGAATGAACTGGTTGTCTATGACTTCTCCACCCTGTTCCTCGGGTATTGGGTCGAGCCCGACAATCTTGCGCCGCTCATTGACCGTCGTGAATGTGGCTTGCGCTGTCGCGAGCTGAACAACCTCCATCTCGTTTCGCCCAAACTCCCACTCAAGGCACAAGTCCGGGTGTATCCGCTGAAGGATCGGGTCGAAGATCTCGGTCTTGAAGTGATTCAGGCTGGACTCAAGGCCCTGCTCCTGAGCCATACTGATCTGCTTCTCCTGGCTTGCCTGCTGCATCGTTCCTGTGTTGTCGCCAGCTCTCGGTGCCTCGTTGATCTCGCTCGGGTGCATCCGAAACACCGCGCACGCAAGGTTGGTCAGCTTTTGGATGTAGAAGTCGAAGAGCATGTCCTTGTGGTTTTGCTTCAACTGCATGACGTTGAGGTCGTTTGCATCCGGCAGAGCGACCAATGGCACCCGGAACATCCCTTCAATGCCGCTCATGTTCGCCTGGAGAATCTGGGTGAGCTGCTGCACATGCTCGTCATCGTAGTTGCCCTTCATGGTGAGCAACACCTCTGTCATGTTCCCAGACTGGAAATACCGAAGGTTCGACGACATGGCCATGATCTCGGCGAGGATTGTGAAAACCGCTGTTTCTGTGAGCGATCTCGGGTATCCGGCGTAGGCGATGTCGCTGGATGGGAGGAACGGGGCGATCAGGAGTTGACCGAAGTTGAAGGTCTTCACTGGTCGCCCTTGCAAGAGGTAAATATATTCCGTTTTCTCGGTGATGTCTATCTCATAGTGGTCGCTCATCAACTGCATCATGTCCTTCATGCCAGCGTAGTTGTCGTGCCACGCATAGTTGGGAAGGGCTTTTGTTTTTGCAGCCAGAAACTTGAGCGCAGCGAAGGTGGGAATCACGTTCGCACCGTCGATTGCACCAAACGCTCTCGGCACCCCGTACATGTCAGTCCCAAGCTCAACGCATGGCCGATTGAGCACCAAGTGATCCTCCATCGTCTTGCTGATGAAGCTCGCCAATGTGGGCTCGATCTGCCGATACACGACACCCTCGTTCCAGTAGACGTGCCACGGCTTCTCAAGCATGGATTCAGCTTCCCGGCAAAGGTCGTTGAAACCGTCGGGAACCTTGAAATCCTGGTCAGTCGCTCTCTTGTGAGAAACCCTGAAGCCAACCTCGTTGTGCTTGCTTGAGCGCGCTACGCGAGCAAACCGCGTAGCCTGGAACTTTCTGGTGGTGACGATGGCGGAAAGGAGCGACGATCTTTCGGACAATTGCCGAAGCATCGAGAACGTCAGAGATCCGCCTCGGCTTTGTCCTATGCCGGTGTAGCCTTTTTGATACCCACCATAGAAGTTTTGTCCACCGAACGCCTGTTCGGGTAGGCGGGGAGCATTTGGCGATACTCCAAGCGCAAGGGCGCGGAGAATGTCGGAAAAGCCAAATTGCCCCTTGGAATCGTTCCTTATTTGCTTCTCGATTTCGGCAGGGGTTGGAACCCTGGTTCCCTTTTTGCTTGCCATACTCATCCTCTTTTCTGCGAACTCATCAATTCCTGATGCGCCTTGCGATAGTGGTCAATGATGGATTTCGGCGTGCCTGGGGGGAACATCTTCTCGAACTCGCCTTCGCTTGGAGGCTGCACGAAGGCCCCGCTTCCGCCCGAAACATCGATCCCCGTTACCGAAAACTCTCCACGGACCTTGTAAGCACAGTAACAATATACCTCAGCATGGAAGTAATGGTCAGGATCTCCAACCCATACATATCGATCTCTATTCTCGTCGAAGATCCTTGTAGGAGTCTTTAGCAGATCGTAGTACTCGCCCCTGTCGAGCGATTGCGCGTTGGCGGGTAGTATCATCGTCTGCTGCTGAAATGCTTTGTTCACCCTGTCCATAAGCATCGTCCGGTCGGCTGAAACGACATAATCCTTGTCATCCACTCTCAGTTCGGTTAGGCCGTCCTGGTATCGAGCAATGAACCCCTTCCCCCGGAACTGAGCACACAGATCCCGCGACTTCCTGGTTTCTGGCATTGCGTCAACCACGAATGTCATCACCTTGTAGCGAATCACTAGCTCCTCGATATCCTCGAACTCCTGGACCGTGCCAGCGAAAACGAGTCTGAGGGCTCCATCGGCCATTGGTTGGCGAATCACCACATGCAAACGCTTGCCCACGTCAATGCCCATGACGCACTTCTCTGCGCTCGACGGCATGAGGTATTCTCGCTTGCAGGTATTGAGTATTTCGTCATTCAGCTTCGATCCGCTCCCGGCATAGGGAATCCCTAAGACCGAGTTGTAAAAAACCTGCATCGCCACATCGTCCTCGGTTCCTTTCGAGAACTTCTTCCACATCTCATAGACGGAGACGAATGACGACATGAACTGGCTGATGTGATATCCATGCGCTTCGGTCATTTTTGGGTATCTGGGAACCCAAACCGCTTGCTGGGTGAAGCGTTCAAGGGGGCGCTCGCACCTCGTGCACAGCACATGAATATCTCGGTTGCACCCGAACTCCCACTTATCGTCGCGGAGCACATATTTCCCATCATCTGTTTGGATCACCACGTTCTTAAACCAGTCCATGATTTGCCACTGGTTGCAGTGTGGGCACTTGATCATGAACTCGCGCTGATCCGTCGACAAATACGACGAATTTATTCCGAACTTCTCCACGGTGGGGTTGGAAGCCTCGTACTTATATTTGTGCGGCGATGCCGTCATTCGGTCATCTGCCTTTTCGTAGTTGTTGAGATCGAATCGGTCAGTTTCATCGCCAATTATGCAGTCAATTGGCTTTTCGATGAAGGCTGTTTTCGATCCAGAACCAACGAAAAACAGCGTCCCTTTCCCGAAATGCTTCAAACTCCGGTTTGCGGTAACGCCAGCCGCTTCTTTGAGTAGCATTGCGTAGTAGGGAACCTTTTTGCATAGCGTGTCAACACGGTTGGCGACGAACAGGTTCCTCATTTCATCTGACGGCAAGACGTACATCACCTGCCACCCGATCTCCGCTCGACTCAGCGCGCAAATGATCAAAAATTCCGATTTTCCCGTTTGCACGCTGGATTGGAGAACGACATGGTGGGCTTTGTCCTTGTAGATCGAAATCAAGTACGGCTTATCGTGGAAAGTCATGGGCTCACCACGAATATTCTGATGATATAGAAGCGCATACTTGAGGCGCGGATGCTCGTCTAGGCTTACGTCAAGCTGCCTCAGTCGGGCGAGGTATTCCTGCTCAAGAATCGTCCTTTGATCCATTGCGTCCCTTCCTCGGTTTTTTTCCAGGAGGGTACACCCATTGGGAAGTTGGAATCTTGAGAGATGAGTTCACGTCTATGGTTTTGAACGTCCTCCCACAGTACCGGCATTTCACCTCTTCCAGACGGCCAATGTATGTCACCTCACAGTTCGAGCATATACCTCGACGCTGTGGGATCTCCAGGTATGTCTCGATCTCTGTGATCCCATGCTTAGTCAAGGACTATCCCCCATACTGTTCGAGGATTTCCCGGCCATCCAACTCTTCAAGGTTGGGCTCACCAAGACGCGGTGGTGTCGAATTGGGATCGAAGGAAATGGGGTCTCTGACCTCTGAGTAGCTGTCGGGATCTTCAGATCTCGCTTTCTTCAGCTTCTTCTCTTCCTCGGCCCTTTTCTTTGACCATCGCGCCTTGGCTGCCACTTGCGCTCGTTGTTTGAGGGTCAGCTTGGGCTTGCCCGTGCCTATCTCCTTGGACAACTGGCGCGCAACTGCGGTCATGGACGCTTTGTCAGGTTTTATTGTCTCATTGTTCGGCAGGAATTGAGGTGCCGCGATATTGACGACTGTACTAGTGCCTAATTTCTTTATGATATCAGCCGCCATCGTCGCATCGTCTTCGCTCTGAATGTCGAACTGGAAAAAGCTCACCTTCACGGCTTTACCCCCATCGACTTCTCAAGGGTGATGACAATATCGGATACCCTGCGCTTCCCGAACACCTTGTTCCGAACACATGCGTTCACTGCTGCCGCGAGAATCCCCGGAAGCTCCTTTGGGGGCACTCGGTCGATCAGCTTTCTCACATCGTTTGCTGGCATATTCGTTGGGTCAATCATTCGACACCTCCTCCAGGGGCCCCTGGTCAGCCCAAGCTGTGCTCTGTGCCGCCCGGACCTCCTTGATTGCGAACTCGACAATATCAGCAAGGCTCGGCGTTACTGGGTTCACCTTGAACAAGTCCAGCGCCCTCATCACCTTGAACACCTCTGGCCTGCACGGCAGATTGAATCTCTCCTGGATCTTCGTCATCAGATCCGATTTCATGTTCCCTCGCTTTCTCTGCTTGCTTTCGTGACATGTCGGTTTGCTGGGTGATAGCGGAGTTCGCTACGGCAAGAGCCTGCCTAATCCGGTTCCCCACTTCGGCTACCGCCTCCTCTTTGACTCTCTCGTTGGGTAGTGCGATGTCGAGGTTTTCGTACAGCCATAGCGCCATAGGCCCTACCTCAGAACACGCAAGAAGGCCGGAAGCAATAAAATGAGCAGCAGGTATGATTTCAAGCCTTCCATCGTAGGATTTGCAATACTCTGCTTTGATTGTGCTGTTGTACAGTCGGCAGGCGGTCGGCCTTGATTTGTAGTCCCGGCATTTTCCATCTTCATCCAGCATGATACATGCGCGCCGCTCGTACTCAAGGTTGAGGAAAAAGTTGACCTTGGTGTAGTTCTTCATCGCTTTCATCTTTTTGCTCACCGCTTTGTCATACACCAACATGTCGCGGTTCCAATTCACCAGTGTTAATGCTTCATCCTGCGAGAGGTTGACGAACATATGACAACAGTGCGAGCATCCGGGCTCACATGACAATTCGATATTCCTCTTTTCCAGGTAAATCTCCGTGTACTCGTCCATTAGGTAATGAGCTATCGTTGTTCTCAATATTGGGCAAGGAACTGACGCTAGGCTTGTCGTGATCTCATGAATAGTCGCACTAACGATTGGTTCGATATCGCCGAGAAGCATACCGTGATTAACCATCGCTTGGACAAAATCAAAAACCCCTTGCGTAGCTCCGGTCTCTCTCAGCTTCATACCACTCATATTCACAGCTCCTTTGCGTCCTTATCGGCAATCACAATGCTCGTTGGTGTTTGATCCTTTTTGTCGGTCCTCCAGATGAACCACGCTGCCGTCATGGTGTCCGATCCCCTTCCTCTGAAGGAAAATCTCGGCATGACAATTAAGGCTGTTGGTGGGCACTCCGAAAGCCATCGACCCCTTGTTTTTGTTGGCTCCAAATACGACAGACGCAACAGCATCGCTACTCCTATTTTCGCAACGCTGTTTGCGAACTCCACTATTGGCTCGCAGATACTCGGAGTCCATGGCGGATTCGTGATTACCCACCCGATCTCATGATTGTTGACCATCTGCTCCCAATGCTCATGACTAGTCATGTCGTAGTTGTAGTCCTGATCCGCAGCTTTTTCATCTGGGTCGTTGTGGATTACCTTGCGTCCGAGCTTTTCCTCAAGGACTCGGCCAATCGCGTGATCGCCAGCGCACGGATCAAAGATCTCGTATTTCTTTCTGGTGTATATTCCGTTCACTTTTTCAAACTTGGTGGGATCGATGGAGTGATATTTTAGAAGGACTTTCGTCATCCAGTCGGGCGTGTAGTATTTGTCTCCCTCAATTCTTGCCATACCCCATCAACTCCCTGTAGTCGAATTTGTTCCTCAAACACTGATAAATGTTGATGAAGTCGCCTTCAAGACGTATGAGATTCCCTGCGTAGATCACTGCTGTCGTTGGGATGGTGGCATCACCAAGAACGAACCTTTCACCCAATCCGGTGATTCGCCAAAACCCCTGGTTGGACTTCGATGGGTCTGGGGTGGCTGGTTGTGCCTCCTCGATGAGTTCCCAGCAGGCCAGCTTCGCGAAGTCTCCAGGGCCGGTCATGTATTTGCAGGCTGCGATCACTTGGTTGATGTGGAGTGGCTTTCTGGGGGATTCCCTGGTCATCCTGTACATCTGAATCAGGCCAGCCGCCATTGTCGAGGTGACGCGGCGCTCGTACACCTTGGCGAACTGATGGCAGCAGGGACAAATCACGCCTTTTCTCACCAAGCCCAGAAGCCAATCCTTCGCCTCCCGTAAACTCCAATTGCTCATGTCTGGATTCATTTCCGCCTCCCTTTTATGTCATCAATACCTCGGGAAACGTAGATTGCTTCTTCCATCTTTTCAATGAGGTGGTGTAATCCCCATTGGTTTTGGAGCCAAAAGGACGTCAGGAACTTCATGACGAGAATCTCCGGGTCGATTGCGTTCATTTCCCAAAAAGCCTTTTCACCCTTTTGGTGCAGGTAAAAGTGGCTTGTTGGCGAGAGGGGAACGGCCCGGTAGTCGCTCGGCTTGATTCCAGTCCCGGCGACCGTTCCTTGTCTTATGTGGTGGGCGTGGATATCACCCGAAGATCCCGTAACACAGCACGGTTGCTTTCGGATGAAGGCTAGGTAGGCGTTGTCTCGGTAGGATCTGTGCAAGTCATTCCCCTTTTCATTCGCGCTGGAATCAACGACATTGGTCTAAATAAAGATGAATCACAGTCATGGACATGGAGATAGCGAGCAGAAAAGAAACTGCCGATGCGATCGCGCAAGCGACCATCTCCTGTTCTTCCCAGAAAACCTTAGCTACAGTTAATGCGATCGTTAGGAAAGTAATGGACATTATCGCAACTGCCAATCCAAGAAGCATATCGGATCTCCCTATCCCACAGAGTGAGGTTTGGGTGACGGTGGTGTTCGATGTTGCGCTTCGATCCGTCACCCAGAACCAGCCTCACCCGACATCACAACAAGTTCTGAGGTCATTGTGTTTGGGTGGTGCTATCGGGATGCTATCACCGATGCTAGGTAGGATACAAGATTAGCTTGTGCATTAGGTGAGATCGAAGTGCTTGAGGATGGCTCGAATGAACCCCTGAGCCGCTAACGACGTGCGTTTCTGCACCGCTTCCATGTGTCCGTATGCGTCAAGGAAGTAGGGCTCCAGGAGGACACAGGCCGGGCAATCGGTTTTCTCTGCGGCCCTAAGCACGCTCAACCCTGCAAAGTACACTCCAGGGTAATCTCGATCCGTGCCGCCAAACAGTTTGTGGCCCATCGCCTCGGCCATCTCCTTTGACGCAAGCATCGCAAACTGGATTGATCCCTTCGACGCCTGAGATTTGTGGACCATGGCTGTGCAGTAGTAGTCGACCCGTCTCAGGGCATTGTGATGGCATGACGCGAACAGATCGTAACCCTTGGCCATTGCGCCGATCTCGTCCAGGTGGTCCTCAATCATGTCTTTGATGTCGACAACGAACCTCCCGGTGGCCTCCAGGGTCGACTTCACGATGTTCACGAAGTACACGTTCATGACTTCTTCTCTCGGATAGTCTGGAGCCATTCCCATCGCGCCCGTGTGCCACTCGCTATGACCGGGGTCGAGTGCGATCCGGAACTTCTTTGCTGGTGGTTGGGAGGGTGAGTCCTCCATTATGGTTGACGGCTCTGGCTTGCCCTCGGGGGCGATTGCGAACGTCCTAGCCCCGACGTTGATAG